GATCAATGGTGCGTTGTTGGTAGTCGCGGAGCATCATCCCGTTACCCTCGACCCAGGCCAAGCGTCCCTCAACTTTTGCAAGTCTTCATCCGCACAGGCATCAGCATTTGCCAACAGCTCTTTGCTTAAATACACCCCCGGCCCTGGCTCGCCATTGACCAATGTTTTCCCTTTGATGACGTAAACAGCCTGCCATTCGTTTGCGCTGTCTTTACGCTCCCAAGGCACCAGATCCGGGTGCAGCACGTGAGCCTCGCATCCGTGATGCTGTGCATCAGTTGGAATAATGTCATCCCACCTAGCACAATGCCACGTGCTATCACTCAAAGCCGATGAATGCGCACAGGTGCGACAGTTCACTTCCTTGGTGGTCTTGCTGCCAAAACATTGATCATGGCCTGGGCAGTATTTGCACTCGTACCATGTTGGATCAACGCTCAACGGCTCCGGCATGCGGTCAGACAAAGTGATTCGGCGGCCCCGATCCACAAACTTCTGAGCAGCTTCCTTGTCCAGGCGCACACGCTCTGTGTAGAGCCGATCATCATCTTTGCAGACCGCCACATACAGAGCACGATCCAACCCAGTGCCCCACATGTAAACCTGCATCTGAGCCCAGTGCATCGGCTTGGCGGCTTGCACACCCTTTGAATTCAACTCATTAAAAGACTTTAACGAATGAGTCTTGAACTCAGCGATGTGAGGAGTCTTAACAGCACCTGGCACGCCTTTTTCAATACGGGCATCAATCGAGCCAGACACATGGCAATCAAAATCAACCCGGCTCTGGCCTTCAGAGGGAGTCCTAACATCAAGCCCAATTGCGCGAAGATCATTGATAATTTGCTGCTCTTCATTGTGACCCCTGCGGAATAGCCTCAACATGCGGCCAGAAAACTTTTCAACGACCGCCCACCTAAATGACAGCCACAGCCAGCGGTCACACTTGTGACCCAGCATTGACGCGCCAAGGTGAGGGCGTGGTCTTTCTTGTTTTGCCTCGTGTACTTCGTCGATCAAAGTTGGTATAGAATCAAGTTCTGGAATTTGCAATTTGTCCTCCGTTTCTGCCTAAAAAGCAGTTGCAACAGCCCCTCTCATGAGGGGCTTTTTTTTGGGTGGGGGTACTTGCCTCGCTGGTGAGATTCGAACTCACGGAGACCCAAGTATTGCCCGTGGCGGCACTCAAGTCCCTCTAGCCACATCACCAATAGACCAACCTCTGGCACAGCAAAGCTTTCCCCCCGAAACTTACTTCTTAACCCAAAAAGGTGCAGCTTTTGCGTTCGTGGGCGCGGAAGGTGCGGCAGAAGGCAAGTCAGAGATTGCGCCTACAACAGCCTTAAACCCTTTGACCTCGTTGCGGTCGCCATACTCCTCATCGGCCTTTACATCCAGCTTGATGACCAGGTTGCCACCAATCAACTGGTCAGAGTCGGTAACGCGGGCGAGACCGATTGCTCGCATGATCTCGCCAAGCTGCTGGCGCCCGATCTCCTCAGCTTTTGCGCTTTCATTCTTGATGTTGAGATTGCCAAAGATCACGCGGCCTTCGTGAGTTGGCCCAGTGATTGAATACTTCACGGCAATGTACTCGCCAGTTCCCGACTTGGTTGCCTTCACGTTAGCGCCGGAAATGGTCGCAGAGTACCAGCCAGCAGGCAGGGGGCTAAAGTTCTTGCTAGCTTCTGGCAGGTCGGAAACGTCAAATGATTGAGAGAGGAATGCCATGATTAGTCCTTTCGTGTAATTGCAAAAGATGGCCGAGAGGCCGTGGTGGTAATTGCGTCAAGCAGAGGAGTTGTGATTGATTCGTGAGCAGACTTCCACACGCTCATGTTGATCTCTGGCTTCCATCTGAACAGACTGGCGAGGTGTTCGGTCAAACCGGCTTCCTCTGCTATGGCTTGCAGCTTATCAGAATTGACCTTTCGGTCAAGCCTGCCAGCTACCTTTATTTCGTAGAACCCGGCTCGCTCGGTGGTGGTGCCCTCCAGGTTCTCCGGCAAGGCCATGGCCTGAACAATCTGATCTTCAATGGTTCTGCGGCGTGTTGTTGCTTCCTTCTCTTCCAGCTTTGCAGCTTCCCACTGGGCTGCAAGGAATTGAAGGTCGGTTTTAATGAATGTCATTTCTTCCCTTTCTTTGCTGTACTGAAATACTGTTTAGATCGATAGCTTGCCACCCGCATTTCAAAACAGGATGCGAAGAAGCCCAGGGTGCACAGCGTGATCAATCCGTCTGCCAGTTCTGCAAATCCTTGGGCAATCCCAAGCAGGTGAGATGCGCGTGTCGGGTGTCTCCAGCGGTAAATCACTTACTCCCCCTTGCTCTGATTTTTTCCGCTAACCGCAACGCTTTTTCTTCCTCGCACAGCTTCGCACACTCTTCGCGCTCTGCTGCTGCGACTAGCTCGGCAAACTTTTCAAGCCTCTCAATGTATCTATCATTGAAATTCTCGAAATGGACACGCGCTTCTTCTGCCATCCTGATGATGTCGTCCTGGGTCATGTGCTTGCCTCCACTTGATAGTCTTTGAACACAGTTCCGCGACTGGCATCGCCCACCTTGCAGGGCTTCACCCAGACGTTCTTCCCGGTCTTTAGCCTACGCAAGTGACCGCGACGGTCATGTAGTCGAGGGCTTGCGTGAGTGCCTCCTTGAGGTTCGGCCCTGGACTGGGCAGGCTTGATCGTGACCGTGTGCCAGTCATACGATGGAAGTTTCCCCTCGGCCAACTTGCGACGGTTCGTAAAGGAGTCTTTGACGGTTGGCCGGTACGCATCGCACCCCCTGGACATCGATGCGATCCACGCGGTGACCAGCCCCAGCACCATGGCCGCGTCCTCTTCCTTAACAATCTCGTTTTCGTCCACGGCCCCGTAGCGCACAACATCGTCCTCCACTAGATAGACGATGGTCGGCAGCGCTCGCGGCAGTTGACCGTGCGGGCCTTTCCAGACACTGACCAGCACCCCCTCGGCGGGGTCATTGCCAACGATCATCATCATGCAGTCATACACAGCGTGGTTCTGCGATTTGCCGCGCCACAGCACCATGCACTTCTCAAACGGCGGGCGGCATTCTCGAAGCCAACTCACCTCTTGCCCTTGGCTGAGATCAACCCCGGTAATGTCAAACCAAGAAAGCTCAACAGGATCGACATCGGAGGAAGGAACTTCGAACATCCACTTCATCGTCTCGCGGATAAGTGATGTAGTCATATCATCCTCCTTAGCGTTGAGCAAAACCCATGCGGCGCATGCCTAGCTCGATCAGCATGGCGGCGTCCTCAAGGCCGTTATCACTACTGCTCATGGCGGTTGCCCACTCTCCCCCTGTGCGTTTGCCCACAATGCCAACGCTTATGACATTCCCCGCTTTTGCTTCTTTGAGCCAAGACTCCAGCAGGTTAATGGCGTCTTGTGTGTGCGGGCTTGCCACCTTAATGAACGGCTTCACGGTATCTGTCATCCCTGCCCCCCAATCTTGGCAATGATTGCACCCAAATCAGGCGCTTCCCACATGTCCAACTTGCCTGAACGATCCTTAGCCAGCCAAACACCATCCCCATCACACATCAGGGCTCGCTGGGTCTTACCATCGGCATCTTTCTCAACACGCAGGGCCAGCACCTCGTCAAAGAAGTAGGGCAATGCCTGGCCGGTCTTGTTACCAGGCATCGATGGGCTGTACATCATCTTTGCCAGCTCGTCTTGGCTCTTCTCCAGCTTCGCACTCATGTAAACATGGCGCCCAGGCAGATCCCGAAAGGCTCGGATCACATCGGCCATTTGCTCCTGCATAGAACCGTAAGCGGCCCTCGGGTCTTTGTTGTGCTTTTTCTCATAGTTCAGCACCACCTCGGCAATCTCCGAGATAGAGTCAATCGCTACTGACTGGAAAGCCTCGGCCTCCTTTGACTTTGTAAGCCACTCATAGGCTTCTCGCAGCTCATCCATGGAGCTGATCTCAATGAAGGGCACGTCGGCCCCGGCGATTGATAGGAGACCGCCTTCGGCAGATAAAACTACAGGGCTGGGAAGCGTAGGGATAAGGGAAGTCTTGCCTGCGCCAGCAGCGCCATATACGAGGAGCTTTACGCCCGATGCGGCCAGTTGGCCTGTGGTTTTGAGATTGATAGCCATTTTTATTTCCTTGTTCTTGAGTTGTTGACGGTGCCGTCGCCATTTCCGAAGCCGTAGACGTGGCCAAAGCCGTAGCTGTAGCCGTAGCCGTCGCCGTAGCCATAGCCATCTAAAAAGCCGTAACCGTCGCCACTTCCGAAGCCGAAGCCAGAGCCGTCGCCGTCGCCGTAGCCGTCGCCGTAGCCGTCGCCGTAGCCGTCGCCAGAGCCGTCGCCGTCGCCAGAGCCGTATCCAACGGGATAAAACATCACAGACCCCAAGCGTCGTGAACGGGTACGCAGAAAATCTCAGCGCCTGCGGGCATATCCACATCAGCAATCGGACGGAGGTCGGCGCTGGCGGTCTCGCACATCTTGGCGAAACCAATGTTCTCCCACTTAAATACGTGCACAGCGCGTGAGATTCGGATACGTCCGTTTTCACGCGCCACGTCGCCTGCAAAGATCCAACCTCGATCAACGACGACCACAGCGCGGGTGCCTGTTGGCCGGGGGGTTACCGCTTCAGATGCGGGGATGTAGTCAATACCGTTAAGTGTGATTTTGCTCATGATGATTTTCTTAAAAAGGCGCCGGTGGCGCAGGTGGTAGAGGTTCCTGACGGAACGGGGTTTTGGGTGGCGGGGGTAAAAGCGCCCCCTTGTAAGTAGGGAAGGGCCAGTTATGGGGGACTTTTATGATTGTTCTCCGGTTGCTTTTGCGATTGCTGCTCGGGCCATTTCTGAACCGCGCGTTGTGTAGCCCTGAGCCACTTCAAGGCATGCTGCCAGCAGCTCGGGCGCAGCGGAGATTAGGCGGGCGTCGTGCTCTGAACAGACCGCGACTTGAATCCAATACTGAGGTCGCCCATCAATTCCCACGTTCCAGTTATATAAAGGGCCCGCTTTTGGGTCTTGACGGATTGCCCAAGGCCCAGGTGTGTGCTTGCTCAAAATGCCACCTCGTTTTCCATGTGATCGGTGTAACCAATTGCAAAATCTAAGGCTTCGGCCATTGTTTCAACAGTGCCAAGAAACGAGCGTTTGCTTGGGTAATCTGAAGACCACAATGTTATATACGCGCCAGTCTCACTTGCCCAAACTTTGTAAAACCGATCTTGATGAATCAATTCCATGCTTTTCTCCTTGACGGGGGCCGAAACCCCCATGAAATCATTTGGATGTGGTCTT